AAGCTGGCCTCTAACGATATTCGTAAGATGATCGTCAAGTCGGCTTCCGCGAAGCAGAAAAAATCCAATGATGAGACGAAAGTTTCTACATTGAAGCCGTCCCTTCTTTAGAGGGACGGTATTTCACTTAACCAAATCTCAAATTATATGCTTGACGTTTGGTAAAAAAACGTTCATAGTGAGGTTTCAAAGTTAACACTTAGATTAACTAATAAAAATTATGAAAACAAATGAAGTTATCCTACATGGCGAAGCAATGATTATTGCCATCGACCACATTCCGGCACATTCTAAGGAAGTCGTCGTCGCTGACAAAGCATACATCGTATGCCCGTCAGAAACAACTGGCAATCATCATGTTATCGACATGGTAGACGGAATTAAGATTTTTGAAAATGAGGATGGTGTTCGATTCATGAAATCGAATGTTACTACAGTTGTTCGTTGTGTGGTCGCTGACCGACACACCGAAATCAGTATCCCACCGGGTAGTTATGAGTTTGGGACACAACAAGAGTATGACCCATTTACAAAACGTCTCGAAAAGGTTCGTGACTAATCATCAATACCAATTATTACCATGGCTACTATAGACAAACTCACTCCTGAACAAGAAATCGAACTAACAAGTTTTTACGCCGAAATGTTGGCGGTTGGTCGCTCAATTGAACCGATAGACCACGCAGAGTGTGAAGCGGTTATAACCGACCTCTATTCACGTCTGGACCCACCGCTGCTTCCCGCTCCGAAGTTTTTGTATTTCCCTAGCCCGAAAGCGTGCTTTAAGTATAAAATTGATGTGTTGGGGTTTAATAAGTTGGAGGCAGTCGGCCAATATTTTTCTGGCCAACAATGGGTGTATTGGAAAGCACTATATACATTTGGCGAGCGCATTGGTGTAAAATACGCTGAAGAACAGTCAGATTTGTTGCGTCTCTGGATGCGCGAATCTCGTGGACTTCACTGGTGGGCTCCCTTCGACGGGGTGGTGTTGGTTTCTGAACGCCCGACAATTTTGCAATTAAATGATAAAGGTGAATTACATTGTGAAAATGGTCCTGCCTTTGAGTATAGCGATGGTTGGAATGGATTTTATTTAAATGGCATTCACGTCCCAGAGACGTTGGTAATGACCGCCGCGGAACATTTGGACATGGAGTTTTTCAAAACTGAGAAAAATGCCGATGTGCGAACTGAATTTGTAAGAAAATTTGGTATAGAGCGGATGGTTGACCAAGGCAAGTTGAAGGATAGCTACAAAAACTATCCCGCCGACAAATTCCCATTCTGGCACAAGTCTGCGTATGAACTCTGGGACATGACAGCATTATTCCCCGGATTGGACTATCAACCATACCTCAAGATGCTTAACCAGACGACCGATATCTGGCACATGGAAGCACTATCGCCGGATGCGACGACTTTGGACAAAGCTATCGACGAGCGCTTTGGCGGACGTAGACTCGACATCGTCGGTCTCGCGTGAAATCGACTAGAGAACAACTGCATTCACAATTGAGGTCACAACTGGATTCACAACTGTATTCACAACTCAATAATGAAACCGATTAAAGAACAACTGTATTCACGACTGTATTCACGACTGGATTCACGACTGGATTCACAACTGTATTCCCAACTGCATTCACAACTGGCTTCACAATTGTGGTCACCACTGTATTTACAACTGAGGTCACAACTGAGTGCACAACTGAGGTCACAACTGCATTCACAACTGAGTTCACAACTGCATTTACAACTTAAAGATGAAATCGACTAGAGAACAACTGTATTTACAACTGTATTCACAACTGGGTTCACAACTGTATTCACAACTGCATTCACAACTGCATTCACAACTGGGTTCACGACTGTATTCACGACTGTATTCACAACTGGGTTCACGACTGAGTTTACAACTGAGTTCACGACTGTATTCACAACTGCATTTACAACTCAATAATGAAACCGATTAAAGAACAACTGTATTTACAACTGTATTCACAACTGCATTCACAACTGGGTTCACAACTGGATTCACAACTGTATTCACAACTGAGTTTACAACTGGGTTCACAACTGGGTTCACAACTGGATTCACAACTGTATTCACAACTGAGTTTACAACTGGGTTCACAACTGTATTCACAACTGGGTTCACAACTGTATTCACAACTGGGTTCACAATTGTGGTCACCACTGTATTTACAACTGAGGTCACAACTGAGTGCACAACTGAGGTCACAACTGTGTTCACAACTGAGTTCACAACTGCATTTACAACTTAAAGATGAAATCGACTAGAGAACAACTGTATTCACGACTGTATTCACAACTGGGTTCACAACTGTATTCACAACTGCATTCACAACTGGATTCACAACTGGATTCACGACTGTATTCACAACTGTATTCACAACTGTATTCACAACTGTGTTCACGACTGAGTTCACGACTGTATTCACAACTGCATTTACAACTCAATAATGAAACCGATTAAAGAACAACTGTATTTACAACTGTGTTCACGACTGAGTTCACGACTGCATTCACAACTGAGTTCACGACTGTATTCACAACTGAGTTCACAACTGCATTTACAACTTAAAGATGAAATCGACTAGAGAACAACTGAATTGGCAACTACTGGAGTTGCAATCATAGACATGTGTCCATAGCACAACAGAATAGTGCGGCGCTTTCCTAAAGCGTCAGGTGGGGGTTTGAATCCCTCTGGACACACCATTTTATTCACGGCTTGGTAACTCTGTGGTTTCAGAACATTCGTTTGTTAAACGAAAGCTTATGCAGGTTCGAGTCCTGTTGTCGGTACCAGTTAATTTAGAAAAAGTCTATTTATAGTCACTGGTGTTTATATTTATAAGCATCATGAGCGTACGCACCGATAGAAACTTTAAATCATACGACGGAGTACAAGAAAACGTAAGCGACGTCACGCTGGACCCCGTGGCTCAAGGTTGGGGTGTATTTGTAGATGGAAAATTTGTCAAGCCGGATTGGTCCGATACTTGTAAATTTTGGAAACGTAATAAATTGAAGTTCGAGAATTTCGTCATCATCCGTGGCGGCTTAGAAGATGTTGTTGATATCAACAACGACTGTGTAGGAAACACTTTTTCGAAATTTGTTATCATGCAAGCTGGCGACACTTACGTATTAACCCTAAAAGGTGATACATCAAATAATACCTTGGAAGATTGGTTGATTTACGGCAAGGGCGGCAAGACGGTTGACATCGAAATTGGCAACTGGTCATCATACAATTTTGGTCGCTGCACCGGCAACAAGTTTATTAACTGGCGGCGCGAAGACGGTGAGCCAATTCGGTATGCTTACCGAATTGGTTGCAAACCAACATTCGTTCGCACCAACACCAAACACATTTGGTGGTTGAGTATTGGACTAACCTTCTACTGGTGGTTCAAGTTCGTAAAACATCGCGTCTTTAAGATTGCTGATAAGTGAACTACCGACCCTCTAAAGAAGAGTCGGCTTCAACGTAACTTTTTATAGTATCGTTGGATTTTTTCCGCTTCATTGAATTCGGCTTGACAATCATCTTGCGAAGATCATCAGAGGTCAATTTCTCCACGGACTTAGATTCGGACGGTTCCCGTCCTATTTTATCTTTTGCCAATAAATTGACAAAAGCAAATTTCTTTATATTACCAGCGGCCAGAACATCTCGGTCATGGACTTTTCCACAAGAACATTTCCACGTTCTATCGGATAGTTTTAGATTTTGATTGATCTTACCGCAAGAACACATTTTTGACGATGGTTCAAATCTTCCAATTGTCAGAAGATTGGTTCCATACCAATCGGATTTATAAGTTAGGAACGAAATGAATTGCCCCCAACCAACGTCTCCAATTGATTTGGATAACTTACGATTTTTCATCATGTTTTTTATAGATAAGTCTTCGAGGCAGATCGTTTGGTTCTCACGAACTAACTTTGAACTTAATTTATGATGAAAATCTTTTCTACTATTAGAAATTTTTGCGTGGATATTAGAAACTCGTTTCTTCCACAATTCTCTCTTTTTTGACCCTAGTTTTTTCTTTGACAAAATTCGTTGCTTCTTGGACAACAGTTTTTCGTATTTTTTTAGAAGTTTTGGATTTGAATATTTGTTTCCGTTTGAATCCGTCACAAATGTTGAAATTCCAAGATCAATTCCAATTGAATTCTCCAATGTTGGAATTGATTTATCTTTTTTCTTTATTTTAGTTTCAACTCTCAATGATGCAAAATATTTCCCCCTTGAATTCTTGGATATAAAAATTGATCCAACTTCTCCAACAACTTTTCTGTGAAAAATACACTTGATTGGTTCTTTGATCTTTGGAATTGAAATATTTGATTTTGAATAATCCACATCAAATCCTTGTGGAATTTGAAACGATTTTTTAGATATATGTTTACTTTTGAAATTTGGATACTTAGCGATCTTCTTAAAAAATCTAGAAAATGCACTATCCAAATCCCACAGTGATTGTTGAACGGATTGTGAATTAACTTCCCTTAAAAACAAATATTTGGAGTGTTTAAGTTCCTTGACCATTTCCATTAATTTTGTAGCAGTTATAGATTTTCCGGTTTCTTGATAAGTCTTATTCTTTAATTCTAGTCCCAAATTGTAGACAAACCGACAACAACCAAAATGCTTCTCCAAAAGAATTTCTTGTTCTTTTGTTGGATAAATTCTAAACTTATATCCTTTGATTATTGTGTCCACTATGATAAATAGCATAGACTTTACAAAACATTCAATTTTTTTGTAGAAAAGTGAATAATAATTCAAATTTAGCACAATTCATCCCACCGACTAAAGATCGGTGGGCTTTCTTGTGTCATTTCGGTAAAAAACGGGTCGGTAGCTCAGTGGACATATCGGCACTTTGTTAAAGTGATGTGCGTGGGTTCGAATCCCACCCGTCCCTCCATTTTTAACCCAACACAACTATGAGTAGAACAGAGCGAACAAAAGATTACTATTATGATCCAGAACGTTCCCCATTGTGGAAACAAACAGCTGATAAAAAACACTGGTACAAACCCACTAAAGGTAAGTGGTTGGAAAGAATGCGTTCCGATAGCAGAGCCAATCATAGAAAAGCTATGGTCGGAATTGACGAAGACAATCAGATTGTTCTACCAGTAAGAAGAATGACCGATGAATGGAACTACAATTAATTTACGGAAGCCTAGTTTAAGTAAAGAACACCAGCAAATACATGCTGGAGATACGTCGCGGGTAGTTTAATAAGTTGAGGAATACGTGCACTAAAACTCAATACTGTTAACCCAGTCGCTAGGGTGAAATACCCGTGGCCTCCAGCATTTAGAATACAACAGAGTATAATGTAACCTGGTAGCATACTAGCCTCGGACGCTTTTAGTTTGGGTTCGAATCCCAATACTCTGACCAATTTACGGTCCCATCTCCTAATGGTCATGGTACTTCGTCTACACCGAAGAATAATCTCAGTTCGACTCTGAGTGGGACTACCATTTTTAAGTTGTATATACACTATTTATATACATGACATTGGAAGACATTGAAAAAGTACTGAACGATAATGGATTCAAGAAGGTGAAGAAAATCATTAGTGATTCCACTTATGCTCGTCCTACGTCGAATTACCTCAACGGAAAATATTATACATTTTACCGCGCTTGGCTGACCGAACACAATCTCAATCGATGGAAAGCCAAGTGGGATTGTGATAATTTCGCCGCAACGTATTATGTGTTTGCTCAGATGTGTCACTTCAAGTCTGAGCGGGAGGAACAAGGGATTGCAGTCGGTATGCTCTTTTATCATCAGGCGAACGGTGGTGGTCATGTTATAAATCTGGTCATTACAGAAAAGGGATTGACGGCAATTGAGCCACAGACCGGTGATGAAGTCAGACTCACTGATGGTGAGAAGTCCGGCGCTTCATTAATATACTTTTAAAATATGAAATCGAAACTATTAATCCTACTCCTGTTTTTGCTCATGTTTGCCGGTGGTTGCGTTACGGCACCGCTCACGCCAGACACAGAATTTCCTACCCCTGATTATGTGGAGGATGTCGCACAATGAAAAAACAAAGACTTCGTGATAGTAAGAAGGTAATCGCCTTGGGCATTGCTTTACTCAATCTCAACATTATATTTTTGGTCAGTGTCTTTAAAAGCGCTGAGACTACTGTGGTCATTCAGATGATGACCGCGATTCTGTTTTTAGTTGGTATCTACACCGGTGTCCAAGGTGGCATTGATATGATACAATCAAATAAAATGGAAGTAGAAAAGTCGGATAAGACAGAAACAAAAATCACTAAAAACTATGAGCACAAGATGGACTACGTAGATGATAACTAATTTCAGCATAGAAGAAGAGGTTCAATGTCTCTCATCAATCTCGTAGGGATTACACATGGTGTAGAAGTTCAAGGCCGCACACTGTGCTGAAAACAATTTTAGCGTCGGCGCTGGAAGCTGGGACTTCGAAAATCCCTAGTAGAAACGCACTTGTCCGAGGTCATATCAAGGTAGCTCTGTGTAATGGTCCGGTTGGTATAAGGGACATTGGTGTGATAGTTCTTGGGAACTCACGTGGGTGATGTATGCATTGGACGCTGGTACGAAATTCAAGCGAAACACAACGGGTTTTGATTATGAGTTTGGAGGAAAGCGATTGAAATATTATCCAGATTTTGAATTGGATGATGTTGATTATTTAGAAATTAAGGGGTACAATTCTCCACAATAGGAGGCCAAAATGACGTGGTTTCCAAAAAAATTGTCGGTCGTGGGCCGAGAAGAAATCGCGCCGTTCATTGAATACGCAAAAAAGAAACACGGAAATAATTTTGTTAGTTTATACGAGGATAGCAAAGTCGCGAGGTGCGACCGCAACTTGGAAAGTTGTAGGAGCGGCTAAACACCGCTTGAGTTTCGAGTACTCTGTTTTCCGCCATTTCTGAGGTAGTAGTTTAGTGGGAAAAACGCTGATGATAGCAATACGAAAATACGCGTGAAACTTTCTTCATAAGGGGTCAATCCGCCGAGCATAGTTATAAGCCTTGAATACGATATCAGATACGGGATTCGATTTCCCCGCCTCGACAATTTTTACTTGGGTGCCTAATTAGTACCCGGAACCCCGGACATCATATGAGAGATAAGAATCCTCCACAAAATGGTGCCACGTTAATGTGTGTTGAGTATGCCAAGCAATCTTGTGGTTGCCGCAGAGGGGCCGCCCAACGTGGAAGATACGGGTTCCGAATTTTGGAAGATTAATCAGCAAGGCGCTGAACTTGTTTGCTAAACAATGGGCTCGGTGTAAAAAGCCGGGTGGGCTTCGATTGCTCAGTCTTCCGCCACTTTTTGGAAGATAAATTTGCCGGGGCGCAAACCGTGTCTTGAAAACACGTGGGCGGTGATGAGCCGCTAGGGTTCGAGACCTTTGTCTTCCGCCACTTTATAATGTTGACAACGACCAAATTTATGTCATAGTGAATGAAAATCTATGAAAAAACTATTCGCTCTGTTGCTACTTGTATCAGTCACCGCTCTTGTCGGTTGTGTTGGTTGGACTTTACCTCAACTCGCTACTTCCGACGACGTAAGCGAGATTCGTGTAATCTTGTCAGAGCAAGGATACGTCCTTGCCGGAAACGTGGTCGAATTTTATGCATCGTCGTTTGCCCGTACCGACATAGTGTATGCCAAGGCTTACTTTCACGGGTCGATTGGGTTTGTTGTCATAAACAAAAGCAACAACCCTCCCACTGTCTCATGGTCGGCCACCAGAGATTTTAGGGTAGTCGAGGAATAATTTTTTGGGCTTGTAACTCAGTTGATAGGGTATTTCGAGTGAAGAAAAATCCAAAAATATGGAGACCAAATTGAATACTTTTGTAGAATATTACACGGGCCATGGAATTGCATAGAGTGATTGTTTCGCTGGCAGCGAAAATACAGATGGGAGCATTACCCATATGGTCCACCAATTTAGCCACCGAAGAAGTTGGGTTCGAATCCCACCCGGTCCACCATTTACGGGCCTGTTGGCGCAAAAATTCTACGGTAACTCAGTTCGATTCTGGGCGGGGGATCCATTTTCTTTATTATATTTAATATTTATAGAGTGATGATGAATGAAACATTTAACCCACAGTCGGTAACTTTTGAAGAAGTTCCGAGAGCCAAAGTTCGTGAGTTTATTCAGACTCACTACTTGGGTTCGTTTCCAGCCGTTTCATTGGCTTATGTTGGAATACTATACAACCAAAATTTAATCGGCGTTGTAATCTACGGAAGGACGTCAGCGCCTTCAGTTCAAAAATCAATTTTTAAACCAGATGTAAATGTGGATAATAAAGATATCTTGGAATTACAACGACTTTTCATCATAGACGATGAAACACTTCTACCAAAAGAGGATAGAAAGAATCTTGCCGGTTTTTCAATATCACACGCAAACGATTTTGTAGTGAAGAAGTTTCCAAACGTTAAAGTTATCTTATCTTATTCAGACCCAGACCACCATCTAGGAACGGTTTATAAAGCAACTAATGCAATTTACCAAGGTCGAGGTGATAAGGTTCGCATGTTTAAAAGAGCTGATGGGAAGCTTATTAGAACAAATCGAGTTCAACCTGAAGAAAAGGGAGAGTTGGTATCCATGACAGGAAAAGACCGATGGGTTTATCCCGTTGGCTCCACTTCACAGAAGAAGTGGGTTAAACGTAATTTAATCGACAGTGAACTGCAAGAGCTGATAACAATATCAGAAGCTCTTTGGAAACAATTTTGTGGTTAAGCTAAAGTAGACGAAGCCCACCATTGTATGATGGAGAAAGTTGGTGAAAGTCCAGCAACCGCGACCAATTTATTCTTATTAACTTGCCTACAATGTGGATATACGAGCGTCACGCTCAAACCGGGCAGAATCAATGGAAACGTTGAGAGTCCTCATTATAAAAATAAGAAAAACTGGGACAGTAGTGAAATTGGATATCACCTTGCTCTACGAAAGCAATATTTTGGGTTCGAATCCCGACCGTCCCACCACTTGAGCACGCGTAGTCGTGAAAATCGGGTGTAAACCGACGTGCTATAAAAATATCGGATTCGGCTCTTTAGCTCAACGATCAGAGCAGAGGACTCATAATCCTTTGGTTGTGGGTTTGAATCCCACAGGAGCCACCAATTTGCCGTCGAAGTTCATATGGGTGAACGTCATATTAAAAATTACTTTTCATAAAACATGCCTAGTTGGCTCAGTGGCAACAGCACCGCTTTCGTAAAGCGGCGAAGAAATTCTCCGTGGGTTCGAGTCCCACACTAGGCTCCATTTTTTACTGAATATTTCCTATATCGTTTCCCCTTTGTTTTGTTAAATCCACGATGTGTGGACGTCAGGGAATGACAATTTGGACAAAGCGCAGTCAGGTTACTTTCTTGTGAATTGGACGCGTCACCATCAACGTGGTCGATTTCTAAACACGGTCTATTTGAAACGGGATGTCGCTCACCCCAACCACATTTAGAACATCTGTTATCAAATTTTTCTAATACGTAGTCCCGAACGACGGGATTTAGTACTAGCGCGACACCTCGATGGCCGGGGTTTAGCCCCTATTTCCACTGCTCTATACTAATCTGTTTTCGGTGTGTTCCCTGACAAACTGCGGAACAGTATTTGCGCCGATTTTGGATTTCTTTACCACATATGAGACAATTTTTCATACATATAACTATATCTCATGTTAGCCTAACATGTGTTAGCACATAATAATTTACACAGGCCAAACAGAGTTGCATCTGGTGGTCGTAAACCTAGAGGCCCGGTTAAGAGCCAAGCGTACATGCAATCGCTGGTAAACTCGGGGACGAAGACTGCGGTCTGTGTGATATTGCCTTGTAGCGTAATGGTTATCGCAACTCTCTCTGAAAGAGTGGACTGAAGGTTCGAGTCCTTCCGAGGCAGCCAATTTAGTTGTTGACATTTTATAAACGACAGTTCATTATGAACTCTTGTTATTTGACATATAAATTTACGGACATGTGGTGTAATGTAGCACCGCTAGTTTTATAAACTAGGCGCACCCGATAGGTGCCGAGTGTGGGTTCAAGTCCCTCCATGTCTACCAATTTTCAGAGTATGTGACCTTACGCGGGGCGAAAGTAAAACCTCGAGGAAGTTCGCTGCTGCTTAACTCGATGCTGGAAGAGCAATGCTGAATCGATGACAGTCATAGTGTCTGAGTCCAAATCAGAAGGGTCTATGGATCTCAATCCTCAAGCGGTTCGTTATTACCACAAATCCGCAGTAACCTAAAAATCCTAGAGTATGTGAGTTATACGTTAATATAGGAAGGTCGGGGCCTCTTCTTGAAAAAGGAAGAACGGAATTTATTCCGTAGAGAAATGTAAGGTCAGGAGCTGAAAGGCTCTGGACAGAACAGCGGCTATAGCATATTTTGAAAACATTTTAAATATTAAGGTTTCGTTTGAAAGAAATCGTTAGTTCGAATATACTCATATACATGAAGTGTGAAAAATGTAATAATCAACACGATGGAAAATATGGTAGTGGAAGATTTTGCTCTTGTGAATGTGCTCGTTCTTTTTCAACCACAATTAAACGAGAAGAAATAAAAGTCGTGATTCTGTGGAATGGGAATTGGCATCGAAAAAAATTAATGAGAAAACATAGTGTAAAGCAGGTAAAGAACAGAGACAAAATTAAAATTTCGGAAATATTGAAAGCGGGTTATGCTGCGTACGTAATTGATGATTATAGAAAATTCAATCGAAAGTTTGTAGAATCCGAATTTAACAAATTTATGGTGGGTTAGTTTATGTGGTAAAACTCTGGTTTCATAAGCCAAGATAGCGGATTCAAACGCCGCACTCACTTCCAATTTATAATAGATATGCCTTGTAAGTTCTGATGGCGGAACAGGTTCTTGGTAAGAACACGGTGGCCAGTTCGATTCTGACACAAGGCTCCACTATACGCTCGCCTGATAACTGGCATTGAGGTACTGATAAAACATGAATAACAATGAAAACTGCTCACACCAATCGCAGAAAGCAACAAGTGGCCAAGTTAAATAAAGGTTGGTGTGACAGTTGCGACCGGATTATTCGATGATAATCATTGATGCTTGTGTGGCACATCATCCAGTCTCGCTGAAAATCTAACAAACAATCTCCTCACATGGCGTAATGGTAGCCGCAGAGGTCTTAAAAACCTTTGGTAAATATACCGTGCCGGTTCGACTCCGGCTGTGAGGACCACTTCTGGGCATGTGGATAAGGCAAGTTGGTACAACCGTCCGACTCAAAATCTTCTATCCTATATGGGTTTGAGTCCCTTCATGCCTACCACGCATCCCTTGGAAGGGTGTCGAAAGACCTCATCCAAGCCCCTCAACCCGTTTGGGCTGAGGTCATTTTATGGGAGACTGGCGCAACGGTTAGCGCAGCTCGTTTACACCGAGAAGGTTCACGGTTCGAATCCGTGGTTTCCCACCATTTAACCCACAAACTAGGAGTAAGAAAATATGACACAACTAAACGCAAGACAATAAAAATAACCGATAAGCATAGACAAGACTATAAATTGTATGAAAAATTTTCAACCATGACTATTATGTGGCCATGTAATGAAACAACTGACCCAGATGGGTATTCGCCAATTGAGTGTTTTGTTTATAACAAAAAACTCAATTTTTCACGTCTTTAATGTTTTTCGGTGATATATATAGACTTAGAGACAACTCAAATTTAACCCACCAAACATTATGGAAATCGTACAAACAGTCATCGGCCTATTAGTAGTAGGAGCAGTTGCATTCTTCATCTGGAAGAACATGAAAAAGGCAGAAGCAACAACACCAACACCGGGTCCATTCGTTCCTCCGGGTCCAGCACCAACACCGACGGGCGGCACATCAGTTTATGACGTGTTCTCACCGGGCGGAGTCCAAGGTGATGTCACCTATTATAACGCAGCTGGTCAGCAAGTCACTGATATCATCACACCTCCTTCAATCCGCATCATCGCACAAGACGGTATGCCAATCGACGGTAATTATGGTATCATCAACAAACTGTAATTGACTATTCAAGTTTAATTCTCAAATCCCATACCAAAAGGTGTGGGATTTTTTGTGGACCTGTGGTGAAACGGATATCACCTTGCGCTTCGAACGCAAAGTTCTGGGTTCGATTCCCAGCGGGTCTACCACTATGAATGACGAAGAAAAATTATTAAAACAAATATTTGGAGAAAAATCAAATGCTCTTTACGACTCCGTTAGCAGAAAGCCCACCGATCTTTAGTCGGTGGGATGAATGCGTTAGCCCTGATTCTATGTGAAATTGATTGGAACACGGTATATAAAAAAGGAATTTTTTGTGAAAATGACTTGGACATGTTCTCAGAGTTAAAAAAAATAGTACAAGCGAATGAGGTTGATGATGAAAGATATTATCGGTGAGGCTCATTCTAAGGAGGGAAGGCCATCCTCCGACGGATGATTCTCCGCATTGGAAGATTAACCAAGCAGGGTCTTGGAACTGTTTCGAAAACAGATTGCTCGGTGAAAGCCGAGTGGGCTTCGATTGCTCAGTCTTCCGCCATTTGGGATAACCGCTACAATGATCGGTATTTAGGTCTTATACCAAGGAATCATGACCTAGTAAATGTAAATCCTGTCCCAATTAATTTCCCCAATTCTAAAAAGAAATGTTTGACAACCAACTGATAGTGTGTATAGTTGGTGATGTTCTTTAACACTTTGAAGTTAGTTCAGTTCAAGATTATGTCGTGAAAACCCGGTAGGCTTACAGAATCGATCATTCTGGCCAAAAGGAAAGTAATTTAGCGAGAACGCAGGATTTGGAAAAGACTGTCCAAACCATCAGACATTGCGACACCCCCAAGTTAAAAGGGTGGATTAACTTCAAATATGCGGTTTTAGTGTATTGTAGCACGGTGGGCCTCCAGTCCATAGGATCCGGTCATTCCGAGAAAACCGCTCCATCTGCAGGATGGTGTAATGGTAGCACGCCACGCTCATAATGTGGAGATGAAGTTCGACTCTTTCTCCTGCACCCAACATGTTTCCAACTGGTCAACTAAAATTACTAGAAGAAAAATATCACGTGAATTACCGTCCCTCTAAAGAAGGGACGGCTTCTCTGTCTGTGACAGAGGATTTTCCGCGTTTCATAGACTTCGTATCCCTCGCAGATTGCTCTGCTACTCTTCCGAACGCCTCACCGCTTGATAGTTGTATTAAAGAGGATATGGTTAAGAACCAAGCTAGGTTAGCTAAAAACCATACATCGTAAAATTAGGAAAGTGGGAGCGAAGATTGAATTCTTCGCTCTTTTTTTATGCCTTTCGCCAAACACGTATATAAACAAAAAAACGTATTTTACGAATGAGATTATATTTATAAGAACCTATGAGTCGCATCTACATTCCATGGAAATCAATAACGTCTATTTGGAAATCCGCGTCTCAGTTGTGGAGTGAGGCTTGGTATGAAGATGCACCTACAGACGGAAATGGCGCACTTGACCCGTCTCAGAATCAGACTCTTTGGAATGCCTGGGCAATCAACCAAAAGAAGAAGAAAAAGAAAATCGAACTCACTTGTATAATCGGTTGGGTACATTTTGTTCAAACAAAGGGTGCTGACCAAGTTGACGACATACACTTTACATTAGATAGAATGACAATTTCACAAGATACAATGCTCGCTCCAATTGAAGTGACAATCCAACCAACCGAATAATATGTACAAACTCTTCACAGATAAAAACGAACATTTCACCGCTGACGTTTCAGTTAAAAATGCGTCATTAAAAAATTCAACCGCAAGACTCATAGTGGAATCGGGAGATTTGAACTTGGTGTTTAAAGGGGCAATCGAAAATCAAAAATGTTCAATCCCCATTAAAAAATTGAAGGGTATCTTGGACGAAAATACCACTGGTAAGATGTATTTGGAAATTATTGTAGAAGATATCTATTTCAAACCTTGGGAGTCAGATTTTATCGTGGAAGAACACACTTCCATGAAAGTGGTAGTCCAAGAGCAGACAATTTCTGATAAGCCAATACTTGAAGTAGTCGTGGCTCAGCCTATACAAAAAGAGATTAAAAAAGAAGTTGTGACAGAACATAAGACGGTGAAGAAAATTGAAAAAAAGAATGACCGTAAAGCGATACTGGAAAAAAAGAAATTGCTAGAGGCTATTAGATTGGACCCCGCCGACGAACTTGTTGGAATTTGTAAAAAAATCGGCCTGTCTGAGGGAAACGCTTCAAAGTCTGATATGTTAGAACTATTGACTGAATATTTTAAAACAAACCCATCGTTCGTTGATCGTAAAGAAGTAATCACCCGCGACTTTCTAAAGAAGGTTGGTTTTTCAACTCACAAAGAGTAATTTTGACAAGATTTTTGTCAAAAATGAACAGCCGGTAAATTGATGCAGGATATTGAAAAGAAAACTGACGACAATCGGGCACTTATTTTAAGTAAATAATAGTTGACTGATACCCAAAGTAGTGTATATTTATAGTTGTTCTTAATAGTTCTTCAACCCACGGGTCTAGGACTCTAAAGTAAGGATAACATGATCACTGATATATTGACCATGCTAGTTTCTTGGTTTGTTGTGGCCGCTATTGGACTCATGACATACCAAGGATATGACTTCAGTTGTGATTGCAAGTGTGATTACAATTGCAAGTGTAGCAAAAAATAAAATAGAAAACAAAACGGGGAGGGTTGAAATAACCCTCCTCTTTTTTGATCAAATTTGTTGACATATTAGAATAATGGTATATATTTATAGATAGTTCTTTGATAAACAATTTTAGAAATGTGTGGATATTAAAAGACCGTATTTCATGAAAAAATGGTCAGTCCCTCGATACAAAGTAGGCATCAAGATTTTATTCTTGTTTAAAATAGCCGAACACGTAGGGATAGGATATGCTATCCGATAAATAGCATCGAAGCTGGCAATCGCTACCAGCCCACACACTTTCTTTTTATGGGCCTGTTCTTGGATTCGACTTTATGAGTTGAACTTAGAACGCAAGCGCAGGTGGTAAACATCCTGCATAATCCTGATTACAAAAACATAAATGCAAAGAGAAATCTAGCAAAGCTCACAGTTCTGTCCCTCGTTCGTAAGAACGTGAACAGCGCTTACGCTGTCGCTGCCTAAGGGTAGCCCGTTTATCTATTCAACGCAGATAGAGTAGAATAAACGTCAAACATCTGCTGATATGTTCCCTATGAGATATGAGAGTCGGTAATGGGGGAGAAAGTTACAAGATTCTTAACCTTCGTAAAGCGTACAGCTAATTACGATTGTATCTACGGTACTATGCTTGTAAATGTCTAATGGGCAAATCTTAAAACACGCGGGTTCGACTCCCGCCAGGTCCAGAACGCAGAGAATGCCACCTTCACGTTGGTTGCGTTTGAGTAACGCCAAGAGCATTCACATTTTACAGTTGTTGTTTTCATATCTACAAGTAGTGGAGTCGAAAAGAAATCGGTAATATATCAAATCCCGTCGGCTCCACCAAATATTAAATCTCACTATAAAAGGTGAGATTTTTTATGCTTTCTTATAGTCAAAACAGTGTTGACAAATCGACTCACGAAATACATACTGATGTTCTTAAATCCTCAAATGGGGAAGTTTAAACCAAACAAACATATGACAAAGACAAAGACAACACACAACGGTAAGAAGGTTTCTACCTTCATCAAGAATACGAACTACGAGATTTATTTTTCACGACCAGTAGCTGGCGTAAAGAGTCAATCGAGCCACCTGAACCTTTCCGGGGTCAATCCTCAGACCGGTGAACGTTCACGCGTTCAACTTGATGGTAAGGCTATCGTAGCTCTTCGCAAGGTTCTCGCCTAATATTTCCGGCTGAACTTTTAGTTTCAATCGACCCTGATGGCCTAAAAATCACAGGGTCTTTCATTTTATGGATAAAATAAGTTACGACGATTACTTCTTGACCATGTGCTATCTAGTGGCCCAACGCTCACCTGACCCATCTACAAAATGTGGTGCGGTGTTGGTTTCGGCCGACAAGCGTATTTTAAGCACAGGATATAATGGCCCAATCAAAGGGGCCGACGATACTCAAGTTCCACTTGAACGTCCTGCTAAATACGCACATATTCTGCATGCCGAGGAAAATTGTGTCATTGCATACAACGGCAGTTCTCAGGACTTGGTTGGTGCCACCATGTATGTTACGGGTCGTCCATGCCACAACTGCCTGCGTATCATTCTCCAAAAGGGAATTAAAATAATCACTGCCACCGATGGCAACCACACAGTCATGCATGATGATACCGAGGAAAAACTCTGTCAACAGATGCTTGGTTATGTCCCCGGCATCACCATGACGGCGGTTCCCAACATTGATAAAGTGTTGGCCTTACTTGATACCACTAAAAAGTATATTTATGAAAAGAATCCACAACTCACGACTGCTTCCAATTGGAAGAGTTAAAATGTGGGATGGATTATTGACGGAAACGCAAATTTGTGTATATTTATTGTTTAGAGTAGGTGTAGCTACTCTACAGACTGGCAATCAGCTAGTTAAAATTCAACACAAAAACAAAACTATTTCTTGACACTTCTTAAAAAAAGTGTCAAAGTGATATAAATTACTACAACAATGGATGTTCTAAATCAACCTGTATTGGTCCTAAACGCTAATTGGCAACCCATCACGCCAAAAAACGTCAAGGAGGCTTTCGTCGCTATGAACGGCGGACTCAAAGGCAATAACCCACCAGCTCTGGCTTTTGACCAAGAGTTTGTTGTAGATGCTGATGGAAATGTGGATTGGTCCACCGAAGTTTATTCTTGCCCTGTGAGTTGGGATGCTTGGGTGAATCTTCCAATTCGTTCATACGATTTGGTTGTTCACACGGGTAGTAAGTCAATTCGTGCTCCACGGATCCTTCTACAACCAAGCTATTCTAAGATGCCAATGATCACGCCAAAGCCGACCAAAGAGGCAATCCGCCGCCGTGACGGTGGCATCTGCCAATACTCAGGAGATTTGCTGACTTGGAAAGAAGGTAACATCGACCACGTAGTTCCTGTGGCCCAAGGTGGAAAAAGCACCTTCGAAAACATGGTGTGGTCTCGTGTGAAAATCAATTCTGAGAAGGCTGACAGAACTCCGCAACAGGCTGGTCTAAGACTGCTCCGAAAGCCAACGGCTCCGAAAGGAACGCCTTTGAGTGCTACGCAAACAGTTGCTCACCATCCAAGCTGGGTTAATTATATGGTCCACGTGACCGAAGTTAGAGGTCATAAGAATTAACTTGACCACGCAGAGGATGTTTGGTATGTTCAGACATCCTCTTTTTTATGCGATTTTCATTTCCATTTTTATTTATAAGTCTCCTACCGTTTCTACTATTGTTTGAAAACGCATGGGTAAACATCGGCGTTATTTTTGTAGTGATTATATACTTTCGTAATAGAGATGTCTCTTTGGCGGAAAAAATTTTAGAAGAAATCGATAAAAAGGTAAAGCCTGTGGCTGACCAAGTTTCTTATAATATCAAAGCGCTACACGCTCACGATAAAGATTTAAAATCAATGAATTCGGTAGTTAAAAAGGTGCGGGATAAACTGTCCGCTGGTTCTAAAAAGATACACCGTGTAGAACACTCTCAAACAGTCTCCAATAGTCGAAAGTACTCACCGGAAGCATGGGCAGAGCCGGAAGTAAAAATGAGACGTCCGCCGAAAGATAAGCCCGATACAAAATCATGACATTAAATTCAATCAATTACGATGAACGAGTATTTAAAAATACTGAGTTTTCATCCCTCGACAATGGAAAAAAGTTTTATACTGGCCGTCCACGCTCCGACTCTATTGGTTTAGAGTATACAAAAATTGCCACGACTAAGAATATCAATGGTGCTTGGGTAAATGCGAAGAATAGTCTTGGCCTTACCATTTTTGTTCCTTATGATAAGAAGGTAGTAATTTTAGAATCCAAATGAAAAAATATAATAAAATCAAAAAAATAATTACTGAACATTTCGGCTTAACTTCTCTCGAAGATTATAAGACTTGGTTGGAAAAGTGGATATCAAAAGAGTATATTCCGACGAAGAAGGATATAGCATTACTACATCCGGATAATATCAGCTGCCGGCCATAACGGATATCATTTATTTAAATCGTAACATGGCTAAAAAGAGAGTAGTTAAAGAAAAGAATAACATTGGACCAAAAGCCAAGGGTCTATTCGACCATATCAACCATATCAGAGAGGTACAGAGCCCAACGTATTTTGATAATTTATCGGAGTCTGATAAAAAAACATGGAGCACGTATATGATACTTCGAGCGCTCAGTATGGACACTCAAATTATAGAATCGGTCAATGAGATTCAAAAATATTGGGAACTCCCACCAAAATTATTTTATCATCTATGTACTGCGGTTACGCCTAAACGTAAAGCGTTTTTTCCATTCATCAAGGGAAAGAAAGAGGATAAGTATTCTAAAGAGCTGGTTGATTTGGTAGCAAATCATTTTCTGGAGAGTAGAAGGCACGTCACAGAGTATCTTGACATGATGACGGTAGAACAAATAAAGTCCATTGTTTCTTTGTACGGATACACCGAAAAAGAAATGAAAAAACTTATTTCAAATTGACAGAAAAGTAAACAGTTACTATTCTGTTGTGCATGGTAAAAAAAATAATTGGAATTTCTGGGGTAGCTAGGGCAGGAAAAGATACATTCGCTTCTATATTAATGAAGCAACTCACAAAAAAAAATAAATCTGTGGTTAAGTTTGCTTTAGCTGATGCACTCAAGGGCGACTGTGATGAGTTTTGTAAAAAATATTTTGGGTTCTCCGCCTATACTCAAATTACAGAAGAAAAGAATTTGATTAGACCTTTTCTCGTATGGTATGGAGATGCTCAGCGGAAAAGAACAAATGGAACTTACTGGATTAACATCGTCCAAGAAAAATTAGAAAAGATTGACACAGATTTCGCTATCATCACCGATATTCGCTACGCCCACTATCCCAAAGACGAAATTCAATGGGTTCATGAGTTGGGTGGTTTGGTTGTTCACGTGGCTCGTTTTAAAAACTCCAGTATGGAATCGGGTATTGAAAACAGACAGTTTGTTCAACCAGCCAATGACCATGAAACTGTAAATGATCCAAAAGTTAGAGCGCTAGCATCTTACTCTGTAGAGTGGGAACATATTAACAGTGAAGATTTGCTAAGGTCCGAATATTTATCAGAACACGTCTCTAAATTTGTTGAGATCACTGGACTGATTCAATGAGCGTCTTCCACTTCATCTTCATCGTCATCTTCATCGTCATCTTCATCTTCATCCGGCTGCCTAAAGTCCAAATTGTTAAAATCGTGGCGTGTTAGACCCATCTCTGAAGTTAGTGACATTATGTAAATACACATTTCATCTTTTGTGAAATTACATGTTTTTAATTTTTTAGAATGATCAATTGTCATCTTAACAATTTTTTCGTTGTAAGCCGTATCGTTATAAATGATGCCCGGAATAGGGTTGGCCTTATCATGCATGTTGCCCATGATTTTCATCTCTTCTTCAAGCATTGCATCAAACTCAGCGTCAGTCTTAGTTTTTCCTCGAACCTTTTCTTTTATTTTTTCAACAACCGATGTAGGAACTACCTTAGCAATAGAAAAGTTTTTCAAGATACCTTTTTTCTGCAGCATGTGACTGAATTGATTTGGGTTCATCGTTTAGCGTATAGCAGTGTGTTTATATCAGATACAATCCCCTTAAAAGATGTTGGTTTAGAATAAGTTGCCAAAACAATATTTTTTTCAATGTACTGTTGTAGTTTGTCTTTATAAGTATTAAGGTGTCCTGATATTACAATCGCGGGTGTTTTATTTTTATTTTCATCCAAATATTTGAGTAACGTGATTCCACTTTCATCCAACAATGTCAAGTCCAATAAAATAAGATCAATCCGATTCTTTTTCAATATACATTTGGCTGATTTAACTGAATCACACAGTATCACCACATGATTAAGCTCTACGAAAAAAATTTTAGCTAGAGCTGAAATATATTCATCATCTTCGACGTATAAAACGTTCACGATAAATTCCTTCTTTTATAGACTACGTAATAATGATTTCCGTCAACTAGTACTGTAAAAATTAAAAGATTGATTAAAATTTCTTTTCCACTCTTTGTATAGTTTGTGACAACACCTTGCCAATAATCATTTTTTTCAAGATTTTCTTTTAACTGGCGCACGACTTCTCCTTTAGAATTTTTACCGAAAAAAATCTCCACAGACTGACCCTTTAGCTCTTTCTCGGAATACCCCATGAGTTTACGGAGTGGCTTATTTGTGGTAAGTATGAATGGGTTCTTAGTATCATACGACACAACCATCGCGGGCGAGGTGCTCGCCTTTATACTCTTAATTAATTCCTTTTCAGTAATAACTTCGAGCCGTCCATTTTCTACATCGCACTCAACCTTACCCAAACACAGACGCTTAAGTTTTTCTCCCGCATCCTGTAAAAAGTTTTTCATTATTTTCTATCCAACAACGTAACCCGCTCGGCCAACTCAGCAACCTTAATATCCTTTTTCATTAAACTAATCTTAAGATCACTAATTTTTCTATCCTTTTCAACAACTTCAGCTCGTAAGTCGCTCATAGCAGCCTGCAAATCTATAATTTCTTTATCCTTGTCCTTCATTGCTAATCGTAGTTCTTCGATTGTGTGTCGAGCATCGGCCAACTCATTCCTAATTTCTGAACGAAACTGTTCGTTGGCACGAACTATTGAAGCAAATTCCCCCGTTTGAGCTCTTCGTTTTCCAACCAAGTAGCTGACTATGGCGGAAAGTAGAGCGGATGCTCCTCCAACGATAAGTGTTAAAAGTTCAAATGTCATATAATAATAAGTATAGTTAAATGTCGTCAAACCAGCTTCTTCTGTGTTGACATTTCGACTATTTTATGGTCTAATTGTCTAAATGGAAGATACATCTATAAATACACCCACAATAGCGCCGACTGTCGAAAAGAAAAATAAGTCGGTAAGTTTCAGTCAATACTCTATTTGGTTGAAATGTCCTCAACAGTGGAAGCTATCGTATATAGATAAACTTACAAAATTTGATGAAACCTTAAATACCGCTTTTGGTAAGGCTGTTCACACTTCGCTCCAGAAGTTCCTAGAAGTACTCTATGGACAAGGTGCAATCGAAGCAGAAGCGTTAGATTCAGTCGCATTGTTCAATACAGAGTATGATAAGGAAATTGCTATTGTGCGAGAAAAGGAGACAAAGGAAAAGACATCGGCTCGTGAAGTAGCAAATTTCGAAAAAGTTAAATACGTCGAAACACCTACCAAGTTTGAACCCGATGGCGTTGAAGAATTTAGAATCGATGGTAAGAATATCATGGAATACTTCGTGTCCCATTCGATTCGGACAAAACATTTTCCGTCGAAAAAATTTGAAGTGATTGGTGTCGAACTTCCTTTGAACATTCCTATTCGAAACGGGTTGATTACTTATAAAGGGTTTCTGGACATCGTTCTCCGTGAGAAAGGAACTGGAAAGATTCGTATTTTAGATTTTAAAACATCTACATTTGGTTGGAACAAATATCAGAAGGCTGACCGCACTAAGATTGACCAACTTCTTTTATATAAGAGATTTTACCATCAAGTCTATAAGACACCAATGACAGATATCGATGTTGAGTTTGTCGTTCTCAAACGAAAACTATATGAGGACGTGGCCTTTCCACAACAACGGATTCAACGAATTGCTCCGCCGGATGGTAAAATGAGCATGAAACAAGTCGAAACGTCTTTTTTGGAGTTCATCAATGAGTGCTTTGATGCATATGGTGAGTATAATAAAGACCATACATTTATGAAAAATCCTGGCAAAGCCAAGAAGAATTGTAAATATTGCGCTTTCGCAACCATGCTAACGCCAGATGGCAAGACAAAATACTGCGACGGTAAGGAAGGATAACCGCTATTAAGCGTGTGTTCCCTGAAAGCCTTGTGAATTATCGTAATCGGCTGGGATTTCTTTTACAAGTCTAGCTAGGCCTGTTTGATTGAGTATCTGTGCAATCTCTTCTCTACTTAGAGGTTCGCCCACATCTTCAAAACTTGTAAGCCAGACTGGTCCACGCTTGCCAATACCATATAGGGCGAGGAGGTTATTAGAAAAAGTTAGGCCACGAGAGTAATCAATCTCAAAACGATTGTACATGTCTTTTTGACCTTCGATGTCATCAATGGTATTTTGGACAGAATTTTCAGTTAATTTAAATTGATTACCGTCGATATTTTCGAATAATTTTCTCTTCATAAAATTTAATTTAGATTGTCACCATGACACGCTAACTATAAATATAGATTATTTCATATAAGAAACCTAAAATGGAAGAAATGTTGTAAAATTATGTGTATAATTGTATTAATGTAACGATTTATGTCGTAACGATATATTTATAAACGTGGGAAGAAAAAAATTATATAGGACGGTGGAAGAACTTCGAGAACAAACTCGAAAACGTGTGGCGAAATATCGAAAATTACACAACAAAAGAATCAACGTTGAAAGGATGGATAGATATTATGCCAGCAAAAATAACAACTGTTGAGTTCATCAAAAGGGCTGATAAAATTCATGAAGGAACTTATGATTATTCGGGTGTAAGGTGCACTGGTGGAAGGAAAAAAGTAAATATCAAATGTAAAAGACACGGTATTTTTTCCCAAACTGTCGAACGTCACCTCAGTGGAGCTGGGTGCAGATTTTGTAATGCCCATCAAAAAAAGACAACCGTTGAATTTATCGACAACTGCGTCAGCGTCCACGGAAGTAAATATGACTACACCAAGGTTCAATATCTCAGAGATAATAGTAAAGTTGAGATATTGTGTAAAATTCACGGATCATTTTTTCAATGTCCGAAAGATCATTTTAGGCTAGGTTGTGGGTGCCCCGAATGTAAACGTGATAAGATGAGATACACGACCGATGAGTTTATTGCAAAAGCGAAAAATCGACACGGAAACCGTTATGATTACTCTTTATCTGACTACACCGGCAACCAAGATAAAATTACCATAGTCTGTCAAATACATGGAAAGTTTAAACAAAAAGCCAAAGATCATTTGTTAGGTTGTGGGTGCCAAAAATGCAACAGAAAAATATCCAAAACAGAAATTCAATTTTTAGATATAATTGGCATTCCAGAAGAATGTCGTCAGTATCGAATCAGTGGAACCAAATATCAAGCCGACGGATATGACAAATCAACTAACACGGTGTGGGAGTTTTTAGGAGACCATTGGCACGGAAATCCAAAAATCAAAGATCCTAATAAACCAATATGTTTAAATAGTAATACCACATTTGGAGATTTGTATAAAAAAACTCTACAAAAATTTTCAAGATTGATAGATTTGGGTTACAATATTAACTACGTGTGGGAATTCGATTGGAAAATTTGGAAAAAGGATACTACAAAAATTTTAAAAATTTGTAAATATAAGAAGTAGAATAATCATAAATTCCACAATACATCTATATATATTGGGGTAAGTTAAACAATCAAAGTAGGAAAATTATGAAACTAAAAGGAATTTACCAAACCAGCTTTACTTCGGTGCATTTGTTCAAAGATAAGTATGACGCATTCAAACACCTATCAGTAGGTAACGGAATGTCACTTCAGAAATTAGTAAATCGGTGTGTGTATCTTTACACATCCGACGAAACATTTCGATATACGGTTGATAAGACGACTGATTTGCAGATCAGCGGATCATCATTCTAATTAACAATTGCACAAAACACCTTAACCTTATACTGGCCACATGGAACCAACTGAATTAACAACAATACCAATTGAGGGTTATATCCCACAAAAAGATCGTAAGAAAATCATTTTACTATGTGATGATTTGAGAATGCATTCTGGCATAGCTACGATGGCAAGAGAATTTGTCATGGGAACCTCTCACAAGTACAATTGGGTTCAAATCGCCGGTTCTGTTAATCATCCCGAAAAAGGAAAGATTATGAATTTGGATGAGTCTGTAAAGAAGGACACCGGCAATCCAGATCCTTATGTACGATTATATCCAGCGGACGGATATGGAAATGCTGATGTTTTGGGTCAGGTTATGGCTATGGAAAAACCAGACGCTCTATTACACTTCACCGACCCAAGATTCTGGGGTTGGCTGTACGCTATGGAGAGAGAACTACGCCAGACTATCCCAATTGGATTCTATTCCATCTGGGACGACCTACCATATCCAATGTATAATCGTTCGTTTTATATGAGCTGTGATTGGATAGGCTGTATTAGTAGACAAACAAAAAATATCGTTGAGAATGTACTTGGTCCCAAAGCGTTGAACAATCCAACAAGAGTCACATACGTTCCACATGGTATCAATCCTAAAACATTTTATCCATTTTCTACCGCTGAAGAGGCTGAGAAAATTGCTCAAATGAAAAAAGTTTTATTCCGAAAGGATTACAACTACGTTATTCTCTACAATAACAGGAACATTCGAAGAAAGCAAACATCTTCAATATTTTTGGCTTATCGAACATTCTGTGACTCACTAACTCCTCAGGAGGCTGCTAAATGTGTATTACTTCTCCACACTAATCCCGTGGAAGAGGCTGGCACAGATTTATTGTCTTGTAAAGAGGCTCTTTGCCCGCAGTATGATGTAATTTTTAGCTCTGGAAAAATGTCGCCAGCCGATATGAATACCGTGTATAACTTGGCGGATGTCACCATCAATTTATCAGACAATGAAGGATTTGGGCTTGGAACAGCCGAGAGTTTGATGGCAGGAACACCAATCATCGTTAGCGCTACGGGTGGACTACAGGATCAGTGTGGTTTCACAGATGGCGATGGTAATGTTGTAGAATTTTCTAATGAATGGGGGAGTAACCACGACGGAAAGTTGAAAAAACACGGTAAGTGGGTCACACCTATATATCCAGGAGCTCGTATGTTACAGGGTTCTATCCCAACACCATATATTTTTGCTGACTATTGTAAATGGGAAGATGCCGCCGAAGCAATGATGTACTGGTACACCATTGGCGCTGAAAAACGAGTTGAATATGGTGCACTCGGGCATGAATACGTTAATGGTTCTGGTGGATTGAATTCTAAAAACATGTGTTCAACAATGATTGAAGGGTTGGACAGTATGATGGCAAATTGGCTTGGGCGCGAAAAATTTAATATTCACCGACACGATGAATACGTCGGGCATACGATGCCAAATAACTCACTCGGTATTACTATACCAAAAATTGACAAGGAAAAGGTATTAGAGAAATTCAAATCATAAAATTATGGCAAAAGCACTAACAAGAGACGAAGCGAAAACAAAAATCTACGAGCTGGCTAAACGGCTCCGTGAAATCGAAAAAGAAAAACGTAGTACAATGGCCGACTTTAAGGATCGTATCAACGATGTTAAGTCTGAAATGGAAGCTATCATTGGTGAGCAAGAAGACCAAAATACCGCGGGAACTACACCTTGAAGTGTAAAATAATACAATAAAATACACTTTTGAACATTCTATCATATACTTATTGATATGACCACACTAGCCAAAAAAACTCTTCCGATAGCTTCGGCATCGTATGAGGTTATTAAGAAATATTGTAAGGACAATAATTTAAAAATATCTGGTTGGGCGGAGGTTGTATTACTAAAGGAGATAGAAAATGCGAAAAAAAGAACAAATTGAAAAATACTGTGCTGTCTGCGGCTCCGTCTTCTATGTTAGTAAGTATAGAGAAAAAACTGCTCGATACTGCTCCAGAAAATGTAGTAATGTAGATTCGGAAAGAAAAGCTGAGAGAATAAAAAATGCTAAAAATGGATTTTGTAAACACAATAAAGAAAATGGTCCTTGGAATAAAGGTTTTACAAAAGAAACTCATCCTCAATTGGCTTGTCCAGGAAATGGAAAAAACTTTGGAATTCCTTGGGCGAAAGGAAAATCAAAAAAGACCGATAAAAGGCTCGCCAAACTATCAATTAAGAATTCAAAAATCATCCAAGGTATGTATGACCGCGGAGAAATTGATTTGTCTAAACGCAAGACAGACTACAAGGCTCTTGGTCAGAAAGTTTCAAATACCATCTCAAAAATGCTCGCCAATGGAACTCTTAAAAATCAATTTCGTTTTAGAAAAGGGTGGTATACAAAATTGGATGGAACCAAAGAATTTTACGAAAGTTCTTATGAAAAAAAATACATGGAAATCATGGACTCTAAAGGTGTTGAATGGACTAAGAAACATGGAATTCGAATTCAATATCTCGACCCAACAACAAGAACCAATCGATATTATGTTCCCGACTTTCTCGTAAACGGAATTGAATTACATGAAGTAAAACCAAAAAAACAAACTACTCTTCCTAAAATTTTAGCAAAAACTAAAGCTGCGAAAAAATATTGTTTGACAAATAAAATGAAGTATAACATTATAACCGAAAAGAATTTAGACCTATGAATGTAGAAATAAAACCAACGTGTGTGTTACAAGGACCGATTCAAAGTCGAGCAGGTTATGGGGATCATTGTCGTCAAATTGCAATCGCCTTAATTAAGTGGGGAAAATTTGATGTTAAAATCAATCCTATGAAATGGGGTGGCTGCCCGAATTCCGCCTTAGACAGCGATGAAGATCCAAATAATGCGATCATTCGTTCTGCTCTTCTAACAGAAAACATTCGTCAAAAGCCCGAATTGTTTGTTCAAGTTTCTATCCCCAATGAATTTAAACCGGCTGGCCACTATAACATTGGTATCACTGCCGGAATTGAAACAACTGTCCCGCGGCTTGAGTGGTTGGAAGGTTTGAACCGCATGGATTTAAACATTGTACCATCGAAGTTTTCGAAAGATGTTTTCACCGCTGCTTCTTTTACCCGTACCCATCCTGACGGAAAGAGTGAAAGAATTGCTGTTAGTAAGCCAATTGAGGTCGCCTTCGAAGGTGTAAACACTGAAATATTCAAGAAAACTCAAAAACCTAATAAAGTTCTCGATGCCGCTATTGAAAAAATATCCGAAACATTTTGTTTTTTATGTGTCGGCCATTGGCTACAAGGTGAATTGGGCGCTGACCGTAAGGATATTGGAATGTTAGTTAAAATATTTTCTGAAGTATTTAAGAATAAGAAAAATGCTCCGGCGCTTATTCTTAAATCGTCCGGTGCAAATTTTTCCCAGATTGACAAAGATGATTTGTTGAAGAAGATTAACAAGGCTCGTCACGGACTTGAAGGAACTCTCCCCAACGTATATTTGATACACGGCGATTTGAGTCTTGAAGAAATGAACCGACTTTATAATCACCCAAAAGTAAAAGCACATGTAAGTTTTACCCATGGTGAGGGGTTTGGCAGACCTCTGCTAGAAGCGTCTTTAAGTGGAAAGCCCGTCATTGCAGCGGGATGGTCTGGGCAGCTAGATTTTCTTCCAAGCAATTTAGCCGTATTACTTCCGGGTGCACTTGGACCCGTACCTTCATCAGCTATCAATGAATGGATAATAAAAGAAGCTCAATGGTTTAATGTTAACTACAGTATTGCTGCTGGCCGCTTGGACGATGTATTTCAAAATTACATAAACTATATTCCAAACGCAGAAAAACTTCGAGCTGAAAACTCTGAAAAATTTACTCTAGAGGGTGGTAATAAAGTGTTGGTGGATATCATTTCAAAAAACCTACCAACCTTTGAACAGAAGGTTCAAATTGTACTACCAAAATTCAAAAAAATTGAAATTAAAAAACCAGAATGAAACTAAGCTTTCTGATAACAGTCCACAATGAGACAACCGATCTTAAAAAATTACTAGCTCAGATTGAAAATCACATCATCGTAAATGAAACCGATGATGAGGTTGTTATTTTGGATGATTCCTCAGACAATCCAGAAACACAAGAGATATTAAAAGCTGCCGGCGAAAATCCTTTCACGAAAGTAGTCCAGCACCCTTTACATGGTCATTTTGGAGAGCACAAAACCTATGGGTCGCGACAATGTTCGGGTGATTATATTGTTCAACTCGATGCAGACGAATATTTAGCGGACATTTTATTACTAAATCTATCAGCCCTCGTCGAAGCCAACTCAGCGGTAGAACTCTTTCGAGTTCCCCGAGTTAATATTGTTAGGGGGCTTGAAGAGGCTGATGCAAAAAGGTGGGGTTGGAGAGTAATTGGATTTGATGCGTTTCCCGATTTACCAATTATCAACTGGCCAGACTTTCAATCTCGCATTTATAAAAATAATGAGAATATCCGTTGGACGAAGGCATTACATGAAGTTATAATCGGAGCTAATATAGCAACCGATTTGCCGCTTGATGTTAACTTGGCTATCATCCACGATAAAACAATTGAACGGCAAAACGCACAAAACGAATTCTATAATAAGAATTGGTCAAGAGCAGCAAACATGGGAAATGGATAATATGATATTTACAAGTCATTCAAATATGGGAGATTTTTTATTCACTTGGGCGGTAGCGTCGTGGTACTATAAGAATCGAGGAGAGAAAATACACTGGGTGTTTCCAGAGGCAAACGGTGTTAACTGCCCTGTTGAAAGGGTTCTTCACTATAAGAAATTGGAAAATTTGCTAAGATACCAAGATTTCACAAAAGATGTTTCGTTCGTGAATCCGCCGTGGAGACCATTCTGGAATCCAGCAGACTACGGCTTCCAAGGCGAATACTGTAATTTTGGTATATGGGAACGCCCAAGAGTCTATGTTTCCAAATTTTATGCTGATAGATATAATTTAGATTTCGATAAAGAATTTTGTATCAAGTATCGGGATATTGATGTTCCACACCACGATAGTGTGTGGATTGAGACAGCCCCATGGCGGGATAATGTCGGATCATTGAGAAACGTTATTCCAGCAGACTGTGTGGAATTGAGCCACACCGCAGACGTAGAATTGAACATCAATTTGGCGGCAAAAGCAAAAGAGGTTTGGACAAATGGCGGCGGTTTTACCATATTGATGGATTTATGTAATAAAGGAACAACAATATACAAAACAACTGCTGAGTATCAACTTGGGGATAAGCCGGCATTTAGAAATCTGTCATATCCGAATGAAGGATACCCCGAACACAAGTACATTTTAACATGAAAGCCGTAGTACTAACAAAATTAAATTCTCCACTGGAAATAGCAGAAGTCCACACGACTGATCTAGGAATCGGCCAGGTGTTGGTTAAAATACTAGCTAGCGGATTATGCGGCTCCCAGCTAATGGAAATTTCTGGTCATAAAAACAATGCCAAGTTTCTGCCACATTTATTGGGTCATGAAGGGTGTGGTATTGTAAAGGAGATTGGTCCGGGTGTCACGAAAGTAAAGCCGGGAGATAAAGTAGTAATGCATTGGATGAAGTCGGATGGAATCGAAAGCGACTTTCCCCGATACGTATATGGTGACAAAACAATTCAAAGTGGTAAAGTAACAACGTTGAGTGAGTATTCGATAGCGTCTGAAAATAGATTAACCGTGGTCCCAGTCGATACTAGTCCAGAAATCTGTGCTCTATTGGGTTGTAGTTTAACAACAGCTCTTGGGACTATTAATAACGACGCGGAAGTAAAGTTGGGAGAAAGTGTCATGATTTTAGGCTGTGGTGGAGTTGGATTGAATCTCATCCAAGGTGCTAAACTCGTTGGCGCATATCCCATCGTCGGAGTAGATATGACCGATGAGAAAGGTGTGGTTGCTCGAGAAATGGGATGCACACATTATATTAAAATCGGCGATGGCATAGTACCAACCGTTCGAAATCAAATAAGTAAGAGCGGTATAAACGTTATCATAGATACAACTGGCCACCCAAAAGTTATCGACACCGGTCTCGAACTACTGTCTGATTCAGGTCGATTCATTATGGTCGGACACCCAAAGCCAGGAAATGACACTATTCAAATTTTAAATGGTAATCATATGTTTTCCGGAACAGGCAAGACAATCAAAGCCACCCAAGGCGGTCAGACAAATCCACAACGAGATATACCGCGGTATGTAAAACTGTTTTCAGCCGGACTGATACAAATAGATAAGCTTATAACTCATAGATTTGATTTGAGCTCCATCAACGATGCTATCGAATGTCTGCGCTCGGGTAAGAGTGGAAGAATAATAATCAAATGCAATCAATATGAATAAAGACCAACTAATCAACACCGCCGCGCATAAAATTGGTGCTAAATCCTATTTGGAAATTGGACACGAATTTGGGAACAATTTTAAAAAAATTAACATTGGATTTAAAGAGTCAATGGATCCGGCTAATGACGGTAGAGGTTCCCCCACATACAATATATCCTCCAATGAGTTTTTTGAAAAACATGTTGGGGATAAAAAATACGATATAGTGTTTGTCGATGGTCTACACGTTAAGGAGCAAGTTATTAAGGACGTGGAAAATGCCCTCAAACATCTAACTCCAAACGGGATCGTGTTTATGCACGACTGTCTACCTCTTAATGAGGCACAACAAGACGTGGTGGACTTTGACCCAAGTGACTTCAATTTACGGCCGAATGGTCCTACAAAAAAGCTATTCGGGGACAACCAAGCATTTTGGACTGGAAACGCATGGTCAGCATTTGCTCACTTCCGACGAACCCGATCAGACCTTTTGATGTATACCGTTGACACGGATTGGGGAGTCGGCGTTATTCTACCAAACCGAAGTCAATCACTCTGGCAAGGCGGCGACGACAACTATCAATACCTCGACGCAAACAGAGCTGCGCTAATGAATGTGATTAGTGTGAATCAGTACGTGGAAATTATCAACTCTCTCTAAACTTTATGATGGAAATAAATTTTATAGTCACCTGTTACAACCGGGAGGAGTACTGGCCATATTTAGAAAAGATTCTAAAATCATACAAGCAAATCAAAGCCAACGTTGCGTTGGTATACACCGGCACCGACGAAACATTTGATGCAACAATTAAAATATTAAACAGAGGACACGCGAAGGGTGATTATGACTGTATTGTGGCGGGGTATAACCAGTTAAAAACAAACGGGTGCAAACGTTGGATTAAAATTGGTGTGGATTCATGGTTACTAAATGAAGACAAGATGATTGAAATCTTTAATAAGATGGAAAGTAACAAACACGGTTATGGTGGGATATGGTGGGACTCTCATAAAGATGATATTTCGACAGATATATTCTTCGTCGATACTACCCACGGTAATGTTTTTGAAGGAATGGCTGCTGATGATTATCCGGAAAAATATGTTCAACGTATGGAATTATACATGGCTCATCTTCTACAAAGTATGAAAATCACAACGAAAACCGACAGTTTTATGGCGAGATGGCCCACGTGGTCAACGGGTAGATTCAGTTGTCCGGCGTTAGGCTGGACCATGAGCCACGATTTGAACACCAATATAGAGTTTGTCAAAAATTATCAACCATGAATAAACAACAATTAATCGACTTCAGCAATCGTATAGCTGAACTTTATGTAGAAAGAAACCTCCGTGTAACATTCCACCTGTCTGGTGGAAATGAGGACCAACTACTAGATATTTTTAAGGACATTAACGAGGACGATTATGTTTTTGGAACACACCGAAGCCACTATCACGCACTGCTCAAAGGGATGGACCCGCAGGTTGTAGAGGACCGTATCTGCGAAGGTCGAAGTATGTATCTATTTGACCGCAAGAAGAATTTTTTTAGTTCTTGTATTATCGGTGGGAACGTAGCTATTGCTGTTGGTGTCGCTTGGGCCTTGAAGCGTAAGGAATCTAAGCAACATGTATATTGTTTCATCGGCGACGGCACCGAGGACTCTGGTCACTTTTTTGAAGCGGCGAGGTATGTTGAAGGTTGGGACTTACCTTGTACATTTATTGTGGAAGACAATGGAGTTGCTGTTGAAGCTTCACGAAAAGAGCGTTGGGGCACAGACACTCCACCGATTCTACCCAAATGTGTGAAGCGTTATCACTACACCGCAACATGGCCACACATTCGATCCGAGGGGAAACTAGATTTTAGTAAATCGGTATTACCAACAAATGAGTCTTTATTCCCACCATTACCGATAGAAACTCTACCGTCAAATGATAGTATATCCACGATGAATATCAGTTTTTCGCAAGCTGCGACCAATGCTATGGATTTGATTTCAGAGAACAACGGAATCCATATTGGATATTGTGTTAAGTTTGGTAACGCGATGGGAGCGTTAAAAAATGTACCAGATTCTAAAAAAATAGAAACTCCCGTCGCTGAAAATCTTATGATGGGACTTGCTATTGGTATGTCATTTGAAGGATTTCGGCCAGTAGTTTATTTAGAAAGACACGACTTCATGCTGTGTGCTGCTGACGCCATTGTGAATCACGTGAATCACATTGAACGGGTTTCACATGGGGAATTCACCGCTCCCGTAATTATTAGGAGTATTGTAGCCGACGGTGGACCATTTTATGCCGGGCCAACCCATTCGCAGGATTTTACTAATGCATTTAAGTCGATGGTTGACTTCCCGGTATATGTTCCCAATACGGGTGGGGAGCTACTACAAGCGTATACCTCCGCCATACTTTCCAATAGGCCATCGCTGATAGTCGAACATAAAAGTAAATACTGATGAAAATATTGGTTATAGGAGATAGTTGTAAAGACAGTTTTGTATACTGTGGAGTGGACCGATTCTGTCCAGAAGTTCCCGTGCCTATTCTAAAAATAAAAGATTCTGTGGAAAATGGCGGTATGTCAAAGAACGTCCAAAAGAATATACAGTCGTTTGGGGTTGAGTGTGATTTATTAACCAATGATAATTGGGAGAGTATCACAAAATCCCGCTACGTTCACCGAGAAAGCAATCATATGTTTTTGCGTATTGATAGTGAAAATGTAGCGACACCAATACTTTTGACCGATATAGATTTCAACTATGATGCTATTATCATATCCGACTACAACAAAGGATTTTTAACTGAACGAGACATCCAAACCATCTGTTCCACTCATTTAACGGTGTTCTTGGACACAAAGAAGATATTGGGTCGTTGGGCTGATAACGCCAAGTTTATTAAAATCAACAACACGGAATATACCAACTCCCTCCCAACCTTGACCAATTATCTCAAATCTAAAATTATTCACACCATGGGTTCGCGAGGCGCAGAATTTGACGGCCGATTTTTTCCGGTAGAACAAGTAGAAGTAAAAGATGCTTCTGGTGCTGGTGACACCTTTATGGCTGCTATGGTAGTTAAATATTTGGAAACGGGTAATATAGACAAGGCTATAGAGTTTGCAAACAACTGCGCAAGAAAGGTCGTGCAGCACCGGGGAGTGGTTACGTTATGAAAACAAAGTTTGCTATTAGTTCACACATCAATTTTCACGAAAAAACATACTCACGTTTAGTTGATAGTCTTTTAGTATGTGGAATACCACCGGAGGATATATATTTTTTCATAGGCGGATGTGAAACGTACGAAGAAATCCACGGCCAAGGTGTCCATGTGTGGAAAGTAGATCACAACTCAATAGATTTTACCGGACTAGTATCAGTCGTTGACTTAAAAATAGAAAGTGATAGATAGTTTTTATTACACGATACTACAT